GATATATTAAAACAGCAGTTAATTTATTAAGTTTATTAGATATTATAATTAAATTGTGTGATCCTAATGCTAATTTAATAAATGTAGATGATTCATTAACTAGTATAACAAAACAGTTAAATGCCGATAATAATGATTCTACCTATAAAGGATTTACGTTTGAAATAGAGGAAGTTCCTTTTAGCAATAATTTAATACGTAAACGAGCCCTTGGATTAAATAAAAGTGGAATTAAGTTAATTGAAACCCAATTATCCTTTACTTTAAACAATCAGGTATTAATTGATGAATTAAAACTAATAATTGATAAAGGTAATTTAAAAGCAGACTAATAAATATTTATAATAAACAATGAAACCAACAGATTTTAAAAAAATTATTAAAGATGCAGTAAGAGAAGCTATTCAAGAAGAATTAAAAGATATTCTTTTAGAAGCTGTCCGTGCACCTAGAATGGCTCCCGTTGGAACAGGTTTTGGAACTGTAACTGAAGCCATGACCGGTACATCTACAGCCTCACAAATTAACCAATCTAGATCACTGTACACACAAATGATGAGTGATTTTAAACCGGGAATGGAAACTATCTCAATGAATACGTCTTCTCCTACTCCTCAAGGAAATTACATACCTAGTGGAGTATCTGCAGGTATTGAAGGTACACTTCATCCTGGAGAATTAGGTTTAGATCAAATTATGGGATTAATAAATACTAAATAATGGCATTCGGTGCAAAGAAAATATTTCCAATAGATCAATACTCACGTAAAGCCGTGGGTGTTGCCTTACCTTTTAATGCACCCGCTGTATTTGACTCAACTTATATTACTAAAGACGCAATTAGAAATAATCTAATTAACTATCTACTAACCAATCCCGGTGAACGACCTTTTAATCCAACTTTTGGAGCTGGAATTAGGAATTATATTTTTGAGCAAATTATTAGTGACAATTTAGATGAAATTTCATCTAGAATAGAAAGTGATATAATTAAATACTTTCCTTCAATAAAGGCAACAGTCCAAGTTACCCCTAGTTATGATTATAATACTGTTTTTATAGATATTAATTATTCTATAATAAACACAGGTATTAGTGATAATCTAAAAATAAACTTAAATAATGGCTAATAATAAAGATATAAAATATTTTAACAGGGATTTCCAAGGTTTAAAAAACTTATTGGTTGATTATACTAAAACCTATTTTCCGGATACATACAATGATTTTTCCCCATCATCCCCGGGTACAATGTTTATGGAAATGGCGGCTTATGTGGGAGATGTATTATCTTTCTATTTAGACAACCAAATTCAAGAAACATTCATACAATATGCTAGACAATCAGAAAATATATATAGTTTAGCTTATATGTTAGGATATCGTCCTAAAGTAACTAAAGCCGCTACTGTAGATATTGATGTATATCAACAAGTTCCCTCTATTTTAGATGGAATTGTATATGTTCCTGATTATAATTACTGTTTACAATTTTCTGAAAACACACAAATTAAATCATCGGCCAATAATAGTGTATTCTTTTTAATACAAGATAATATTAATTTTGCTGTATCTAGTTCAACCGATCCTACTGAAATTACAGTATATCAAACCTCTGGTGGAAATCCTCAATACTTTTTATTAAAGAAAACAAGACAAGCAATTTCATCTCAGATTAAATCTACTAGTTTTACTTTTGGTACTCCAGAATCATTTCAAACAGTTAGTTTAACTGATGATAATATTTTACAAATTTTAGATATTACTGATTCTGATGGTAATACTTGGTATGAAGTTCCTTATTTAGGCCAAGAAATGATTTATGAAAGTATTAAAAATACTAATACTAATGATCCTAATACTTATCAAAATACAGATGCTCCTTATTTATTAAGACTAAGAAAAACACCAAGAAGATTTGTAACTCGTTTTACCTCTACAGGTAACATGCAACTTCAATTTGGTTCAGGAACCACTAGTGATGTTGATGAAGTAATTATACCTAACTCGGATAATGTAGGTTTAGGATTACCATATAAGCAAAGTAAAATGTTTACTGCTTTTGATCCAACTAATTTTTTACAAACAGATACTTATGGTATTTCACCCGCAAATACCACGTTAACTGTAAGGTACTTAGTGGGTGGCGGGGTATCATCAAATGTTGATTCAAATACGTTAAACGCGCTAATAAACGCGAATAACGCATCATTTATACAGAACAACCTAAATCAAACTACAGCAAACTATATTTTTGGAACTATAGCACTAAATAACCAAACAGCCGCCTCTGGAGGCTCAGATGGTGATACATTAGAGGAAATTAGACAAAACTCATTAGTTACTTTTCAATCTCAATTACGTAACGTAACTCAAGCTGATTACTTAGTAAGGACATTATCAATGCCTTCTAATTATGGATCAATTGCTAAAACCTATGCTGAACCCGTTAAAATTGAAAATCTTTTACCAGGTGAAACCCCATCAGTATTAGATATATATGTTTTAGGATATAATGCTGATAGCAACTTAACTACTGTTTCTGACACTGTTAAAAGTAATTTACAAACTTATTTATATGAATATAGAATGATTAATGATTCTATTCGTATTAGAGATGGTTTTGTAATTAATATTGGAGTTAATTTTGATATTATAGCATTACCTAATTTTAATAGTAATGAAGTATTAATTAATTGTGTTAACGCATTAAAAATATATTTTAATATTGAAAACTGGTCAATTAATCAACCTATTATATTGAAAGATCTTTATATTGAATTAAGTAAAGTTCAAGGGGTACAAACCATTAAAGATATTCAAGTAATAAATAAATCTGGTATTATTAACGGATACTCTCAATATGCATATGATATTGTAGGAGCTAATCAAAATGATACTATTTATCCATCTCTTGACCCCTCTATATTTGAAATAAAATACCCTGATAGTGATATTCAAGGAAGAGTAGTATCCTTCTAATTCAAAATATTTATAATAAATGGCTATCTACAAAATTTTCCCTGAAAAGGATGCTACTTTATATTCCCAATACTCTGGTTCAAATACTGGATTGGATGAAATATTAGAATTATCAACTATAGTAGATAATCAAACAGTATATTCTAGTCGTCCTGTATTAAAATTTTCACAAACTGAAATAGCTGATATTATTACTAATAAAGTAGCAGGAGCTGCTTGGCAATCTAATTTACGATTATTTTTAGCATATGCCTCAAATATCCCTGTAGATTATACAATATATGCATACCCTATTTCCGGATCTTGGGATATGGGAACAGGACATTATTTAGATAGTCCTATTAATGATAGTGGAGTTAGCTGGGCTAATAGGTTAAATTATAGTACCTCTCCTTGGACAAGTGCTAGTTTTGGTGCTTATGTTACTGCTTCTTTCCTTTTAAATCAAACTGGTGGAGCAACATGGTATACTGGATCTGCTACTTTAAATCCTGTTGCCTCTCAATCATTTAATTACATTACTCCTAAAGACATTAATTTAAATGTTACTAATGCTGTAAATTTATTTACTAGTGGAACTATTGCTAATAACGGCTTTATTCTTAAAAAAGATGACAGTGTTGAATTTAGCTCCGGATCAGCGTTTGAATTAAAATATTTTTCTATTGATACCCATACTATTTACCCTCCTTGTTTAGAGTTTAAATGGAATGATTTTACTACTGTTTTAACAGGTTCACTTACATCAAGTATAGTAACCACCTCAGATTTTAAACTTACATTACCTAATAACTCAGGATATTTTTATAGTGGAAGTGTATCTAAAGTTAGGTTAAATGTTCGTCCTAAATATCCAACACGTACTTTCCAAACAGCATCTATATACACTACAAATTATTTTTTACCAACAGCATCATATTATGCTATTAAAGATTTAGATACTAATGAATATGTATTAGATTTTGATAACACATATACTAAAATTAGTGCTGATTCAACAAGTAATTACTTTACAATTTATATGAGTGGTTTAGAACCAGAAAGATATTATGCCTTTCTTATTAAAACAATAATTGATGGACAAACCGTAATTTCTGATGATAGTTATTACTTTAAGGTAATTAACGGATAATGAGTGAAAAAATAACAATAAATAAAACCGCTTATAACAAGTCCCAATTTGGACAGGTTATCAATAACCAATTTACTCAATTTAACCCTGCCCCCTCAGCATCTGTAGCTTTAACTATTGATGTAAATCAATTCTTTCAAGCATACGAAAATTTATTTTTTCAAATTCCTAAAGTAGGTGATATTAAATCACACCAATATTTAGTAAATAAAAGTAGTGAATATATAGGTGAAGATGCTATGAGTGAGGAAATACAAGCATTATTAGAGGAAATAACTCAATTAAGACAAGAAAACGTGGATTTACAACGCCAAGTTATTACCGTTCAAGCCGAATCTATAAATCCTACTGAAAAATCAAATGCTAATCTAAATCAAGTTGGAGCTACAACCAGAGCTAATCCAACATTTAATCCTACTATTACCCCTCAAACAACAAATACTTCAGGTGGTAGTGGAGGAGGTAGTAATGGAGGAAATAGTGGTAGGGAATCAAATAGACAAAGACAATAATGGCACAAAGTATAATTACACAAATAACACCTATTAATCAACAAGATCAGTTACTAACTGCAACTGATAGCACTTTGGTTACTAGTATATCTACCGCCACCAGCTTTAATGTTGAAACTGATGTAATTGAGGCTTATGTTTATAATATAAACAATACATTAATTCAATCTATTAATACTAGCTATACAGTACAAAATACTAATATTGATAATAGTGAAATAAAAGAATTATTTATTGATCCTGTTCGTGATTTAGAGGCAAATACTTTTACTACAGGTATATATAATGTTAATTATAGCTTTTTAAGAAATAAACTTGATTCATCAGTATTTAACCAATACTATATTAAAGATATTTCTAATGATAGGACTGAATTAAGAATAGATAATTTATCTCTTTCAAATGATCAAATTCAAGCCGCGTATACTAATTTTAGTATTGATTTTAATAACTCACCTGTATTTAATGGTTTTTATTTAAATTTTGGCGGTAACAATTTAGAATTAGCCACTAATATTTCATTAGACGTGATTGATGGTAGAAATACTATCTTAATTAAATTATATGAGTCTTTATCTTCTACTTATGGATTAAAAACTCAATTTTGGGTTGTTGAAAAAGTATCTGATCCTTTAGCATATCAAGTAGAATTTATAAATGAACCAGTATTATTTGATAGTAGCCTATTTTTAAAAGGTCCTAATTTTAATATATCTACCAAAGACCAAATAAATAATTCTACAGAATACAAATCATACAATACATTACTTACATCATCAGCTGGACTAAATAGCCAATTAAATAGCATTTTATCTGAAAAAAGAGCAGAATTAAACACAGACTACTCAGACTATGATAATTTTGTATTTTTTAGCTCAGCTCAACAACGTTTATCTAATTTTTATGATAAAACATCTTTGATTGAGTCATACAATAATGATATAACTAATTTAAATACTTTACCTAATACTATTCAAGTATCATCTAGTAAAGCTATTATTCAAAATAAGGTAAATACATTAATAACTAATTTTGATGGTTATGATTATTATTTATATTTTGACAGTGGTTCAACATCTTGGCCAAAAACTAATTCTACTAAACCTTACGTTTTATATTCAACTGGATCTGCTCAATCTATTACTTGGTACAACACTCAAATAGTTTCTGCTTCAGCATACGATAACGAAAATCAAAACAATTTATATAACGTTTTCCCTCAATATATCCAAGAAGATCCAGACAACGACCAATTCCAATTGTTTGTTGAAATGGTTGGCCAGTTATTTGATGAAATTTGGTTATATACTCAAGCAATCAAAAATCGTCAAGATGGAGATAATAGTTTAGGTGGAGGTATATCTAAAGATTTAGTTGCTGATGCTTTACGTTCATATGGAATAAACATTTATCAAAGTAGTTTTACTACTAGTGATTTATTTACCTCATATCTAGGTATTACCCCTAGTGGATCATTATTACCATCTACTGGAAGTGAAGTAATTAACAGTTACTTTACATCATCCGCTGAGATGGTTCCGTTTGATGATGCTCAAAAATTAATTTATAAACGCCTTTATCATAACTTACCTTACTTACTAAAGAAAAAAGGTACAGTTGAGGGATTACGAACATTATTAACGTGTTTTGGAGTTCCTGATACTATTTTACAAATTACTGAATTTGGGGGTAAAAATACAAATAATGTTAATGATTGGGATTATTTTGAGGATAAATTTAATTATGCTTTTACAACTAGTGGATCTGGATTTGTAAATATTCCTTGGCAAAATTTAGGTAATTCATCTAAATTTCCTAAAGCTGTAGAATTTAGATTTAAAACATTTGGATTACCTACATTAGGAATACCTTATAGCCAATCACTAGTTAATACAAGTACTAAAGAATTTAATATAGTACTCGAATACTCAGGATCAGGATATACTACAGGATCATACTCAGCATCTATTGCTAATCCTTATAATGAATATGCTACATTAAAATTCTATCATAGTGCTAGTGCCGCTAGTGCAAGTATTTATTTACCTTTCTTTGATGGTGGTTGGTGGTCTGTATTAGTAAATGGAGCTACGGGATCATCATCAACTTATACCTTATATGCTAAAAATAACATATATGATGGGTATGAGGGAAATAAATTAGGATTTCAAGCATCATCTAGTTTTACATCGGCAAAATGGTGGGATAATAATTCAACTGGTAGTCTATATTTAGGTAGCTCAGGTAGTGAGGTAATTACAAATAAAACATACAGACCATTCTCTGGTTCATTTCAGGAATTTAGATATTATACTACCAATTTAAGTGAAAGTGTATTTAACGATTATGTTATGAATTCACTTTCTGCTGAGGGAAATAATATTAGCGGTTCATATGATACTTTACTATTTAGAGCATCG